CTACGTTGTAGGACAGAGAGGAAACGTATGGGGTGGTGGTAATCCAACTACTTTAGCTGAGTGGGATTCTATCATTTCAAGACTTGATAAGCAAGGTGCGATTGAAGAGAACGTAGTATTCGTTAATAGAGATTTCGGTTTCGATATTGATGATATGCTTTCTAAGCAATCTTCTAATGCTGCAGGTGGTGTTTCTTATGGTCTATTTGACAATGAGAAAGAAATGGCACTTAACTTAGGATTCACAGGATTTAGAAGAGGTTATGACTTCTACAAATCTGATTGGAAATACTTAAACGACCCAACTATGAGAGGTGGTTTAGGTTCAGGAGAAATCAACGGACTATTAGTTCCTGCAGGTTCAACTTCTGTATATGACCAAATCTTAGGTAAGAACGCTAAGAGACCATTCTTGCACGTTAGATATAGAGCTTCTGAAACAGAAGACAGACGTTACAAGTCTTGGATTACAGGTTCTGCAGGTGGTGCTGAAACTTCAAGCTTAGATGCAATGGAGGTTCACTTCTTATCTGAAAGAGCAGTATGTACTTTAGGTGCAAACAACTTCTTCTTATTCCAAACGGCATAAGAGTATAAATAATGGGGGAGTGTCTTTGAAGACACTCTCCTTTTTTTAAATCAAATTAAATTATATAAAATGGCAAAAAAGCAAAACAAAGCGTTTGTAGATAAGAACTACAAACTAAAGAAGGCAGTAGCACCTTTATCTTATATGCTACCAACAAAACATTCTTCAAGATTTCCTTTATTACACTTTGATGATAGCGAAGGTATAAACAGAGAACTTAGATATGCAAGAAACCAAAAGTCTCCATTTGTGGATGAGCAAGATGGGAATGCAATTTTGGAACCTGTTATATTTGAGGAAGGATTTCTTCACGTTAATAAAACCAATCAAGTATTACAACAATTTTTACATTATCATCCTTTAAATGGTAAAACATTTGTAGAGGTAGATAAAGCAAAAGATGCTTCTGAAGAAATAGAAGACTTAATGATTGAAGCTGATGCATTAGTGGAAGCTAAAAAATTATCTATTGAGCAATTAGAAAACATCTGTAGAGTTTTATTTGGTTCAAATGTAGCTACAATGTCTACTGCTGAATTAAAAAGAGATGTATTAGTATTTGCTAAAACAAACCCTGAAGACTTTTTAGATGTAGTTAATGACCCTGAATTAAAAATTATGGGTACAGTTGAGAGATTCTTTTCTGAAGGAATCTTAGCTTACAGAAAAAGTGGAAAGGAAGTTTGGTTTAATACTGCTACCAATAAAACTAAAATGCTGAATGTTCCTTTTGGACAGGATGCTAATGATTTGGTTGTGTCTTACCTCAAGAGTGATGATGGTGTAGAGGTACTTAAGCACTTAGAATCTTTATTATAATAATTGTATCTTTGTAGGGTTAGTCGCTAATTAATTAATTAGTGTTTTTTATTAACCAATTAAAAATATAAAAATGGTAAAATTATTAAAACTTCCTATTACCACTGCAGTAGATAGTGGAACAACAACTGCTACAAGCACAGGTCAAATAGTTGACTCAGGACAAAACTTTGAAACTACAGTTAGAATTGGAGACAAAGTTAAAATGACAGTTTCAGGAGAAACTGCTTTAGTAACTAAAGTTATAGATGATGACACTTTAGATATCAGTGCTGATATCGCAGTTTCAGGAGAAGCTTTTACTATCTCAAGAATAGACCACTTATTTGCTCCTGTAGGAGAAGGTATTCTTTGTGATATTAAGTCAGCTACTTTAGTTGAATTATTTAACGCAGGTCACTATAGTCATCATATTAAGATTACTGCAACAGGTGCTAATAGCTTATTAGCTGATGCAGTTAATGCAGCTCAAGTAAGAGCAGCAGAAACAATATGGACTGATGTTGTGGTAGATGTTGTTGTACCGGAAGGAACAGTCTTAACGGAATATACAACTGCAACATAATTAGAGTATAATCCCAATCAAAACGAGAGACCTCTTCAAAAACTGAAGGGGTCTTTTTTTTTCATTATCTTTGTATTAAAAGAAGACAGATGATAAATTCAGTTAGACAAACAGTGATGTCTGTTTTGAATAAAAATAATTATGGATATATCTCTCCATCTGATTTTAACTTGTATGCGAAACAAGCTCAGTTAGATTTATTTGAAGATTATTTTTATCAGTACAACTATCAGCTTAATAAAGAAAATAAAAGAATGTCAGGAACAGGATATGCTGACATTACTAAAGGGTTAGAGGAAGTAATTGATTCATTCTCTTCTTATAATCCTCTGCAACAATATGACCCTGCAAACAAAGGAATATATGCAAGTGAGTATATTGCACCTTCATTAGTTACTACAGGAGATGAATATTATCTTTTAAATAAACTATTAGTTTATTCTACCCTTAGAAAAAATGGAACAACTAACAGTATTTTAAGTAGTGGATTATGGCTTGTTGATACTACACAAGACTTTAACGCATTGGGTGTACAAGTAGGAGACCACGTTGTTACTATAGTTAATAACGTAGAGACTGCAGCTATTGTTTTAAGTGTTAGTACAAATGGACAAGCAGTTCAAACTACTGAACCAATATTTATTGTAGCAGGTCAAGAGTATTCAATATTTGATGGAAGTAAAGTTAAAGAAGCAGAACAGGTTAATAACAGTAAGATTACAATGTTAAATAATTCTATATTAACCAAACCAACTTTACAGTATCCTGCGTATACAGAAAGGTCAGGAAGTGTATCAGGTAGTTTAAGTGGGTTTGATATTCTAAGTATGTATCCGAACAATCAAATAAATACATTAGGACAAGTAATGTGTCAGTATATAAGATTTCCATTTGCACCTAAATGGACTTATCTTTCATTAACCAATGGAGAACCATCATTTGACCCAACTCAACCTGATTATCAAGACTTTGAATTACCGAATGATGATGAGGTAAATTTAGTAAACAAAATATTGCAATACGCAGGAATGTCAATAAGAGAAATAGCAGCTACTCAATTTGGTCAAGCTGAAGAACAAGAAAGCGTAGCAGAAGAAAAATAGATTATGGCTTATATAACTCAATATCAATATTACGAAAATGGAGGTTTAGCTCCTGAGAATAAAAATTGGGGTTCGTACCAATATGTTTCACTTGAAGATATCGTTAACAACTTTATGTTAATGTACTATGGAAACCACAACTTGATTAACAATGTTGAAAGGTTTAAAGTTTTATTCCACGCAAAGAGAGCTATACAGGAACTTAATTACGATGCATTTAAAGAAATCAAAATATTAGAGCTATCTGTTTGTGATAGTTTAAGGTATGTTTTACCATCTGATTATGTGAATTGGGTAAGAATATCTTTATATAAAGATGGATTACTTATGCCACTTACAGAAAATATTCAAACGAATTGGGCATCAGCATATCTACAAGATAATGATTGTAGAATACTTTTTGATTTAGATGGTAATGCATTAAGTCCACAAGATTCTACTATAGATTATGACAGGATAACAGGTAGTAAGAAAAGTATATACTTAAACTCTAACTCTCCTTACAATAATACATATGGATATTGTTGTGATGGGGATTGGTACTTTGATTACGAAATAGGTGCAAGATATGGTCTTAACACGGAGACTGCTAATAGTAACCCTACATTTAAAATAAACCCTAAAGGTGGTGTGATAAATTTCAGTTCAGGTATGTCAGGAGAGTTATGTATTCTTGAGTATGTATCTGATGGAATGGAGAATGGAGATAATAGTTTGATAACTGTAAATAAATTATTTGAGGAATTTATTTATGCTTACATTGAATTTGCTATCTTAAATTCTAAAGTTGGTGTACAAGAATATATTGTTAATAGAACAAGAAAAAGAAAGTCAGCTTTATTAAGAAATGCAAAGATTAGAATTTCAAACATCCATCCGGGTAGATTACTACAGAATCTAAGGGGTAGGGATAAATGGATAAAATAAAATGGCAAATTTTACAAGAAACTTTACATTAGGTAAAATGAACAAAATGGTTGATGAACGACTCGTTCCAAATGGGGAGTACATTGATGCATTAAATGTTCGTATGGGTTCAACAGAAGCTGCTGAGATAGGAGTTATTGAAAACTCAAAAGGTAATGAACAACTTACTAATATCTTATACGAGAACACACCTTTATCATCTGATGCAAGATGTATAGGAGCTTTTGAAGATGGAGTAAATGAAACTATATATTGGTTTATACACGACAAAAACTTTCCTAACACTCCAACTAAAAAATTAGATTTGATAGTATCATTTGATACTAAAACAGGGATAGTTGTTTACCACGTTATAAGTATTAATGATGGTACTAATGTAAATACTACTTTAAATTTTGATGAGAAGTATTTAATTACAGGAGTTAACAGAGTAGAGGATTTATTATTCTTTACTGATAACTTAAATGCTCCACGAAGAATTAATGTAAAAAAGAATTACGCAGACCCTGTTAATAATGTAGATGGTTTTTTAGAAGAAGATATTTTAGTTATTAAAAGACCACCGGTTTCTTCTCCAACAATAAACTTAGTTCAAACAGGTGGACAAGAAAACTTTTTAGAAGAAAGATTTATATGTTTTGCATATAGATATAAGTATGAAGA